TCCAGTAATAATTATTTTGTTGGGCAGAGCGAACACCAGTCTCTTTAAGCTCTATATAATATTCGCCTTGTAGCTTTGATATAACTCTGTCAAACTCTGCCCTATCTAATAAGGTCATTTCCCCATTTTTTATTCTGCAAGGAAATCGCAATCTAGACATATTTTCTCATCCCATAGTTTAGCGTCTGGACTACTCCACATTTTACCTTCAAAAATATTCCATTTCTTACGGCATTGGGGACACCAGAACAATGATTCATCTGCTCTAA